CATGGAGTCAGTCATGGAATACCCCGCTGGTTTAGAGCAGGGTATAGGATGAAACCACAGTGTGATCGTTGTGGATTTAAAAGTCTACACAAGGATCCGTTTAGGGTATTTCACGTTGACGGAAATCTAGATAACTGCCGGCCTGCAAATTTAAAAACAGTCTGTGCTAACTGTGCCAGCGTTTTAGCCATGGATGGTGTTAATTGGCGTCAGGGAGATCTCGTCGCTGACTATTAATTTTGCCTGTCTATATAGATTATCTATTGAGCTATTGTTGTCTACTATAACATCAAAATCTGTGCCAACCCAAGCAGTTTCACTGGCATGAATTTTACGCATCTTTAATTCTTGTACTGCATAGTTGTGTCCTTGATTTGCGGCTACAGCAACATCATACCAGTCAGGTAACGCACCGCGTTGTACCCAAACAATAGTACCGCCTGCACTACGAATACTAGATATTTCATTTGGAAACCGGCAATCTGAAATTACTACGTTGTCTTTGCTGTTGCGGATTTTATTTTCTAGACTGGCAATCCAGATATCATCATGGAAGCCTTTGCGGCACACTTCAGTACCCCAGTATTGTAATACCCAACGAGGTGTCAGCGTAGGCATTGCTAGTCGTTCTGCCCACCACGGATCCACTTGTTCACGCCACTCACGGGCTTCTTTGGTACGGCCTTCCAGCATGGTTCGATCCCAGCCAAACACTGCGGCCACCGCATCTTTTAATGTATTAGCAAAACTTTCTCTGCGAAACTCGTGAAAGTTAACTAGGTAGTCAGCAACAGTATCTTTGCCGCTGCCAATAAATCCGCATATTCCAATAATCATAATAGTCTCCAACTAAGACTATTATACTATACTAAACTATTAGGGTCAACCTATTATGAACGAATAGCCCTGACCACCCGGTACTAGTTTCATTAGGTCGTCTGTGAGTTTTTCAATTTCTGCTTGAGCTTCGGTTTTCATTGCGGCACCGTTTAATGCACTGCCGCCTTGTGGCCCGGCAATTTGAGCAAACTTTTCACGTGCTTGCCCTAGCATCATTTTACAATTGGCTAGGCTAAAATCCTTAACCCATTGGCCTGCATAGACATCACTGATGATTGCAAAGTCAGGTTTGGTATTGTAGACCCAAAGCATGACTTCTTCTTCACCTCGAGGGCGTTGCATGATAGTTAGTTTATGACTCTGAGGATTCCAATTATAGTTGATAAATGATCCAAACATCTTACCAACTAACTCTTGATACTGAGCAAATAATTCATAGGTTAACAATCCGCCCATGTTAGTGGAACTTAACAAATAGGTATTTGTATAGGCCAAGTTGAACGGTTCAAACACTGTTCCGCCGGTACCGTTGCCGCTACGAGAACCAACGCTTCTACGAAATATCTGTCTAACCTGCTGAATTTCTTTAGGCAAAATATATTCATTTTGATCCTGTATTAAGGTTAAAAATGCATAACTTTCTTCTACAGAATTATCACTGCGTTGGCGAAAAATTGCCAAACTTCTATTTAGTGCAGTCTCGTAGTGAATAGGGTCTAGCTCAATGTCAATCATGCCGTCGCCCAGCATGGCTTTGCAGTAGTCGTAGACGTCTTTTTTAGCTTGATCTATTTGGTTCATACAAGTATTTATCGTAGCGGTAAATATATAACTATGCCGCGACTAAGCCTTTACCGCCCAGAAAAGGGCAATGATTACAAATTTATAGACCGAAGTATTTGGGAGATGTTCCAGATTGGCGGCACAGATGTGCTTGTCCACAAATACCTAGGTCCCGGAGCAGCCACACAGGGGAACACTCCTAGTACTCCTACTTACGATACAACAAATCCCACACAAATACAGGATCTATTGTTTTTAGAAAACCGTGATCGCAAATACGATCCGGATGTTTATGTCTTGCGTGGTGTATACAATATGCAGGACATTGACTTTAATCTAAGTCAATTTGGATTATTTTTGCAGAACGATACCTTGTTTATGACCTTCCATATTAACGATACCGTGGAAAAAATAGGTCGTAAAATTATGGCAGGTGATGTACTAGAATTACCTCATTTAAAAGATGAGTATGCTCTTAATGATTTAAATTTTGCTCTTAAACGTTTTTATGTTATTGAAGAAGTTAGTCGTGCAGCGGAAGGTTTTTCAGTAACTTGGTATCCGCATTTATATCGTGCAAAATGTAAACCTCTAGTCGACAGTCAAGAATTTAAACAGATACTGGATGCTGTACAAACTGATGCAGAAGGCAATGAGACAAATACAAGCCTACGTGACATTATGTCCACGTATGAAAAAGAAATGCAGATCACCGCTGGAGTACTTGATCAAGCAGAAGCTGATGCTCCTAAGAGTGGATACGATACTACCAAGTTTTATCATCTACAAAAAGGTCCAGACGGTCAGGCTCAGCTAATGTCTGCAGAATTAGAAAATGTTTTTATTACTGATAATCAACCACAGGCTACAGATGAAAACGGTGCTCCGTTGTTTGACACTAATGGTAATCCTGTATATGCAGGTGTTACTGCTGATCAAACTTATCGTTCAATTGAACGTCAAGGCTACGGTACACTCAACGGTGGCACTGATAGTTGGTTAGACGATGCATTGCCAGCCAATGGTGCTAAGTTTACTTCGGGCATTGCATTTCCGCCAAATCCGCAAGAAGGACAATTTGCTCTGCGTACAGATTATCTACCAACAAGATTGTTTAGATACAGCGGCACAAGATGGATTAAGATTGAGGATAATGTACGTATGACTATGAATAATCTAGGTGAAAGTGACGTTGGCTCGGGTGATAGATTTGCAGGTAAAGACGTTAGACAAACACAAAAAACAGATTTTATCAACAATACTAAAACAGCAACAATTCAAGGTAAGGTTGTTAAAGAGAAACAGAGCCTGTCAAAGGCGCTTAGACCACAGGCGGACGAATAATGGATTTCTTTTACGACGGACAAATACGCCGATATGTAACACAGTTCATGCGGGTGTTTATTGGATTTAAATATCAAGCAGGTGATGGGGAAGAAAGACTAGTTCCTGTTATGTATGGTGACCTCAGCAAACAGGTAGCCAGTATTATCAAAGACAACAGTGAAAACAAAATGCCCACTGTGCCTAGAATTGCTTGTTACATTACCGGTTTAGAATTAGATACCAGTAGGCTAGCAGACTCAACATTTGTTAGCAAGATGCAGGTAAGAGAGCGTACCTACGAAGATGTTAACGGTCAACGAGTATATGGTAACGAACAAGGTGCAGGTTATACTGTTGAACGATTGATGCCTACACCTTTTAAATTAAAAGTCAAAGCAGATATTTGGACCAGCAATACAGATCAAAAATTACAACTGTTAGAACAAATATTAATTTTGTTTAATCCAAGTCTAGAAGTTCAGACCACAGACAACTATATTGATTGGACCAGTCTCAGTGTGATCTATCTCAGCAGTACTAGTTTTAGTTCTAGAACTATACCTCAAGGTGCGACTGAAGATATTGACATTGCCAGCTTGGAATTTGAAATGCCAATCTATATTACACCGCCTGCTAAGGTCAAGAAACTAGGAGTTGTTCGTGCGGTAGTGCAGAATATGTTTAACAATACAGGCGATGCTGTTAATATCAATAACTTAATTTACAACGAAGGTGACGTTCAAAATACTGTTGAGTATAAACGTTATGGCATTGTCATGCTTAAAGGTGACAATGGCGTTGCCGGAGATTACTATATCACCATTGTTGATGTTGGACAGGCTGTTATCGATGCAGGACTAGATCTACCGCCGGAAAAAATTGGCAAGAAATTAGATTGGCAACTGGTATTAGATCAGTACGGCGGGTATAAAGCAGGAGTTAGTCAAATTACATTTAAAACCGCAACTGGCGGTAGCATTGTTGGTACTATAACTGTGAATCCGTTAGATCCAACTATACTAGTGGCCAGCTTAGATATGGATACTGTCCCAGGAAATGTAGCGTTAACTACAGGAACGTATCCAGATGGCTCAGTTTATACCAGTGTTAGATCTGCTAGTAAAGGCACCATAGATGCAATCATTAATCCTTTTAATTTCAATCCTTTAACAACCTACGGAACAAAAACAAATTATCCTGTAGGTCTAAGATACTTAATGTTAGATGATTTAAATTTATTCTTGGCTCCTAAATTGGCTCCAAGTATTGCTACAAATATCATAGACACTGACATAGACTTCTATAGAATAACTAGACCCAATCAAAGAGAAAAGGCCAGTGTTACTAATCTTCCTAGAAGTTATGCCAATGTTTTTGAAACCAAAGTATTTGTTAATGGAGTTTCTGTGGCATTTACTGAAGTTGAAGATGGCGGCAAGTTTCAAACATTCAACAGCCAAAGCTATAGAACAGAGTCTGGAAAATACAAAATACGCTTAAATGAATTTCCTCCGTTACAGGATGAAGACGGAAATGCCAGTGTTGTCAAGTATGTTATAGAACGTTACACCTACCCAGACTGGTATACCGAAGGTGATGATCCAGATACTATAACTGTTGAAACTGATGTTTACCTACCAGGCAAGCCTGAGCGTAGCAGTGGTCCAGAAGCATGGAAAAATCTAGATGGATCGGACACCTTTATTAAAGCCAATAGCATTATAGAATGGAATGGTAGTCAATGGGTTCGAGTATTTGACCCTGATGAAATTACCACAAACATATTCATTACCAATTTACGAACTGGTATACAATATAAGTGGGATGGCGTACAATGGCTTAAATCTTTTGAAGGTGAGTATTTGCCAGGATCTTGGAGATTGACTCTAAACCCCTGATAAGTACTGGATGCAACAGCGTGCCGGTCTTCTATTCCTTTGTAAAAAGACAAAAAGAGTCTTGCTTATTCTACAAGACTCTAAATGGACTGTGCCTACGTTTCCACGCAAAAGTACATTGTTAGATGATGCGCAGACTCTGCTCACAGATTATTCAAAAGGTAAAATTGTTCCCATAGAGCTATATCTCAGCGAAGATCGTGGCTTTGAGTACGGAACCTATGTCTGTGTAGTTGAGGATGAATTTTTAACTACTGCATCTCCAACAATATGTTGGGCAGAATTAGATTATTTGCCCAAACAATTACACTCGGGGTTAAAGGCT